TAATGGCGCAACGTTCAGTTACCGCTTTAACGTCCGAAAGACCTACCCCAACAAGAAGGCGATGCTGGATGACTCATCCTCTCCAGTTGACCCATCGGGCGAACGAATTAAGGTGGGTGAGCTTGTGTCCGTAGTCAACAACGAAGACTCACGTGAGAACGGGCTTTACAGCTACACTGGGAGCAGCTGGGCGTTTCAGGGCAATATGAACGTTGAGATAGTGAACGAGCTGGGAGACCATACCACAAAGGTCATGTCCCAAAAGTCGGTCACTAAGGAGTTTGAAGTTGTCCGTGCTCAGATCACCTCATCAATCTCTACTGCCGTAACACAGGCAGGTGACGAGATCAGAGCCGAGATGAGGGAAATATCGAGCGCTTCTGCTAAGGCAGTTAGAGATGCCGAGAGTGCCCAATCCAAGACATCCGAGAATGCCGAGAGCATCCGAGAGATCAAGGGCGACATTGATTTAGCAACGGCAATGTACTTCGATGGCGTTGTTAACAATGTATCTGACGTGAAGGTAGACACCTTGGACGTAGTAGATAGAATTGTTTACAGCAAGACTGAAAAGGCGTTCTATGCAGTCAGAGACCACGAGTACTACTCAAAGTGGCCAAACGCATCTAAGTACAACGACACTAAGCGTGGCGGTGGTATAGTAGCCAAGAAGGGCAAGCTGTTTGTCTGCGATCAGAAGATATACGTTTGGTCTGATCAGGATGGCGGTATTGTTGAGTCAGGGAAGGACGTTGGTACCATTCTGAGCCTGATTGAATCGAAGATGTCCAACGTAGTCAGCGTTGTGAAGATACTTGAGCATGGCGAGAACCCAACGTCAGATGGTAAGTACCTTAGCAAGAGCGTTGACGGCAAGATCACGTCAATACTATCTCTCAATAGCGGTGCCCGACAGAGCGAAGCTGCAGACCTCGCCAAGATTTACGTGGTCGCTGGAGATACCTACCTGTACAACGGCAAGGAGTTTGACAAGATTGGTGCTTCTGCGGGGACTGGCGGTGGTAGCGGTGGTTCAGGCTCTGGCTTCATGAACGTCACCGCTCTTGTGCCTATTGCTCCAAGATACTACGACAAGCAGACCGCTGTCGAAGCTCTCAGACGACTGTCCATTGACGACAAGAACAAGTCTGGCCTGATAATCACGTTCGAGACCGCAGACAAGGAGTGGAGTGAGTACCGCTTTACCAGCGCTGACGTATCTCATTTCTATGACCACACCAAGTGGGTTGAGTTTGGTATCAAGGGCAACTTCATCCGCAACATAAACTTCAATGGGGAGAAGAAGGAGCCAAACGAAAAGGGTTCAATTGATATCAACATTGTAGTACCTACTGTCGAGGACACGATCAATGAGGGGTCAAGCAATGCCGTCTCTGGCGGGGCTGTATTCGCTGAGATCAAGCGACTGAAGGAGTCAATACCCAGCCGTATAAGACTTGACGTGATAGGGGATGGCGATGAGAAAAAGTACTCAATCTCCCTGCTCAATGACTCTTCCGATGATCCTATTGATACCACAGACCAGTTCACGGCAGGCGGTGGCAATGGTAAGGTAGCTACCACGAGAATTGAGCTGACAAGAGTCACCCAGAACAAGACCGTCAAGTTTGGCGATGACGTCAAGCTGCAGTACCGCTTCCGCCACGTTGATACTACGTCTGGCGATAGCACTGGTACCTCTGGTAAGGTGTCTGTATCGATCATCCGTGGGGCAAGCTCTACGAACATGACCGATGTAATTGCATCTGGGGAGACTAAGGAGATTGACGTGACAAAGTACCTTGTGACTGGTACCAACAACGTCCGTGTACGTGTTGAAGTAGGTGAAGGAGAAGAACGTCAGGTGTCTTCGATCAACTGGACTATCAGCGTTGTTCAGCTTACTCTCAATAGCTCATTTGACGTCTCAACTGTAAGCTACGCTGGCGACAACGTCTCAATACCCTACTCGCTGACGGGTAACGGCAACAAGACGCTGAAGATGATAGTGAATGGCGAGCCGACTGACGAGAGACAAATCAACACGTCTACTTCGAACGGCTTGTTCACTCTAAACACCGCCCGCCTTAGACACGGAGCTGCGGTTGTTCAGATGGTCGCTGAACTGCAGACGATTGACGGCACTCTCATTAAGAGTAACAGCATCATCCTTGGCGTCATAGTAGCCCAAAGAAGCATTAACCTGCCAATTGTTGGCTTCCGCATCGAGCGTCAGGATGGTAAGGTGTTCGGCAAGGACGAGCGAATAACGATTGCCGCCAAGCAGTTTGATAGCCATACGATAACTTACTCAGCGTTTGACCCAACCGAAACACCTACGCCAGTATCTGTTTCGGAGGATGGCGTGGTGATATCCAACTCACGTGTACCGCTCATTCAGCAGAGCGTCAATGTTCGCTCAACAAAGAGCGGGGAGGTGATAGGCGAAATCACTTGTAAGAGCTCAAAATTTGTCTTTGGCGTATCAATCGAGAAGACGAGCCTGAACATCGAAGAGCCCACCGATGGTCTTGTGCTGAGCCTATCTACGCAGGGTAAGTCGAACAACGACACTGATAGAGCGTCTTGGTCGTACAAGGACATCACGTCCACTCTCAGTGGCTTCAACTTTGGTGGTGACGGCTGGATAAACGGCTATCTCAGACACGTTGGTTCAGCAAGAACAACGATTAACTTCAAGCCCTTCAAGCAGGTAGTTCCGTCAACCAACGCCTTCTCAATGGTCATGAAGTTCAAGTGCTCAAGCGTACTTGACGATAACGCCATTGTTGCGAGCTGCGTAGACGCTACTGGTACTGGCTTTGAGATAACGCCAACCGAAGCAAGGTTCACAACGAGCGGTAAAACGCAGCTGTCGATGAAGATGGCAAGTGGTGTTGAGCATGAGGTAGCCTTCGTGTCCTTCCCAAGAGCTGAAGATCACTCTTCAGCGTATGAGAAGGAGAACACCGAGATGGTGTATTTGTACATCAATGGTATTATGTGCGGTGCTCTTCAAAGAGGTACTGCCGATAGCGTCTACCAGTCCGATAGCCAGCCTATCACGATAGGGTCAGACCTTGCTACGATTGATGTAAAGTCTATCAAGTTCTACAACAACTACCTGAGCGACAGCCAGATTTTGTCCCTCTATATCATAGGGCAGAACAACGTGGACACCCTCATAAATCTGTTCAATCAGAACGACATTGTTGACGACAATGGTGAAATAAGCGTTGAGAAGATCAAGGAGGGTACGAGAGTGATCATTGTTACTGGTAAGCAGGTCACGGGCGTTCCCACTGTTCTTCACGCTGCGGTAACCAATAACAAGAAGACCAAGTTTGACGTTGATGAAATTCTTTCGTTCGTCAAGGGCGGTGACCCCCGTCAGAACTTCAGAATATTGGGCGGCAGTATAGCGCTTCGGGGCACGTCTTCGCTCCCCTCCCCTACAAAGAACTACCGACTGTACTCTAAGAGTGCTAAGAAGGCAGCGGGGCAGCTCTACGTGGGTGTAAACGAGAGAGGTGAAGGAGGTACGCTTCAGGACACTCACAAGTACTCATTCAAGATCAAGGGCGTTGGAGGAGCAGAGTTTGACGCTGCTCCAGTCGATTGCTGGTGCGCTAAGGCGGACTATGCTGAGTCATCAAGCTCGCATAACACTGGTATGGCGAGACTTGTTCACAACACGCTTGTTGCCGTTGGCGACTTAACACCCCCTCAGAAGCACGTAGACAGAAGCAAGCACCCCTATGATGTTAGAACCACAGTTGATGGTGAGCCTTGCTTAATGTTCTACCGAGCCAACCCAACCGACAAGCCAGTGTTCTTAGGCAAGTTCAATCTGAACAACGACAAGAGCACCGAGGACGTGTTTGGCTTCTTGAAGATCAAGGGCTACCACGATGCCGATTGGCTGAAGACCAAGTTTGGCGGTAACAACCCAACCGAGTGCTGGGAGTTCCTCAACAACGACTACCCAATGGGGAGCTTCAAGGATGACGACTTTGATACAAAGGACAGAGATGGTAAGCCCAATTGGCTCAAGGTATTTGAAGCCCGCTTCCCCGATGACGACACGCTGAACGCTCAGTACAAGTCAGGTGAGAAGAAGCCCGCCTATCTTGAAGCTCTTGTAAAGTGGGTCAAGTCTACGGACACCGATGCTGCAGGGCTTTCCGAAGAGCAGAAGCGTCAGAGAAAACAAAAGTTCAAGACCGAACTCAGCCAGTACTTCGATGTGAAGTATCTGTGTAGCTACTACATCCTGACGGACATCTTCGCAGCCGTTGACCAGCGTGTGAAGAATATGATGATGGCGTTCTGGTACAATCCAGAGGTAGGTCGTGTTCTTGCTTACATGATCTTCTACGATAATGATACCATCAATGGCGTTCGAAATGACGGACGACTGAAGTACAACTGGGACGTCACTTGGGAGACTATCGATGGCGAGCTTACAACGCAGACCAAGAAGGTGTACGCCTTTGCGGGTCATGATAGCGTTCTATGGAAGAACTTGCGCACCGAGTTCGATGCCGAGCTCAAGAAGGCTTATGTGCGTATCAGAACCAAGATGACCAATGACGTCATCTTCAATATGTTTGACGATGAGCAAAGCGACAAGTTCCCTGCAAGGGTGTTCAATGTTGACGCCATCCGAAAGTACATTGATCCCAAGACGCTTGGTGTGAGCGTGAACCGAGATGGTCAGGTCATAACGCAAAAGTACTCTTATCTTGAGTCAATGCATGGTGACCGAAAGACTCACAGACACTGGTTCCTCACCAATCGATTAGGTCTGTTTGATGCTTGGTGCTCTACTGGTTTGTATACCGCTACGGATATCACTTGGAAGGGTAACTCAGCTGCAGGGGCTGTCGTTAGAGCCACCGCTGCACGTGAATTCTACTTTGAGTTCAAGCGTGAAGGCACTTCGATGATCCACAAGAGAGTTGCTAAGGGAGAGGAGTTCACGTACCGCTACGATCAGGTTGCTAACATTGGTACCATATTCCACCTGCTTGGTGGCGCTTGGATCAAGAAATTAGACTTGTCTGATTGGGGAGGGTTCACCGATGTGAACTTACCTAACCTACCAGTGCTTGATGAGCTCATTATGGGTAACGAGCGCAATACGTATGGTCTGACTGAATTCTCCATAGGTACTAACCTACCGATGATGAAGAAGCTCTCCATGCGCAACTACATCAACATCCCATCTCTGAACTTGTCCAAGTGCTCACGACTTGAGGAGGTTGATCTGAGAGGTTGCTCAAGACTTAGTACTGTGGTGTTTGCTGAGAGCGCTCCCATAAAGTCCCTGAAGCTCCCGATGAACTTCCAGACGCTGTCGATGGTTTCGCTGCCTGTTCTGACCAGAAGCGGCATTGAGTTCGAGGGCATGTCCAACCTCATAGGTCTTCGATGCGAGAACTGTGCAAACATATCTGGCATAGACTTGTATAAGGAGATAGCCGCAGCGCCTTCGTCTAAGTTAGCGTACCTTCGCATAGACGGCATAGACAAGCACGGAGACGGCTCTGAGCTGAGAGAGATTAAGGCTAAGGGCGTAGGGGGCATAGACGTGGCAGGCAACCTTGTAAACGGCAAGTGCAAGCTGATAGGCAACTACCAGCTGACAAGCTACATCGAGGAAGAGGAGTTCAATGCGTTCAAGGAATACTTTGACGAGCTGAACTTGAGACAGCCCGAATACACGACTATCGAGATAACGGACAACGTACCTGATCCAAAGTGTTTTACCAACGAGGATAACAAGACTGGCTACAAGTACAACAACGAGTACAAGCCATCTGCACACCTTGCTAAGATACTTGATAAGAGATATGGTTGCGTTGGGAAGCAGAGAAGAAACAATGCTGGGGTGATGGAGGTGTTCCGTCTCCATCCTGAGAACTTCCTGAAGTTCGCTGACAACCCAGTTCAAACTCTTTGCACTGACTCTATTGTAGACATGTCTCAGGGTGACTTGTTTATGTGTGAACCTCTGTATTGGTACAAGGGAGTTAATGACGTTCTCAACAACAAGAAATACGCTTGCTTTGCTACGGACGTCAAGCCCAGCAGACCGAACGTTGACGTGCTCACGTTTGACGATATAGAGAGAGCGGGCGGTAAAAACGTGAACTTCGGTCTTCTGATAGGCTCGCAGAACATCGTGTCTGGTATTGTCCCTGACCCCGACTACACTACGTACAAGGTGAGTGTCGAGGGATACAAGATGGTCAGATTTATGGGATGTCTTGCTCATAAGTCGTTTGGCGCTACATTCTTTGACGAGAACAGCCAGAGAATAGAAGACGTTTCAATCAGCTTTGGTAACAACGACTTCTTGGACGGCATGTACTTGATCAAGCGTGTTCCCGCAAGAGCGAAGTGGCTTGTATTCACTACGTGTAACAAGTACGAGTGGACTGAAAACCAGAAGGTTGTTCTGTCGAAGACGGACAACATAGTGGACTTAGAGCCAGATTGGGTAGAGCATCCTGAGTGCTTAGTAGGTATCTTCAAGGGAGCAAACATACGATCAAAGTTTGGTTCTGGTATCGATGGTGAGACTGGTGTAATTCAGTCAAATCAGTCGTTCGACAGATACAAGACGATAGTTGGTCATCGAAAGTTAGACCTGATGTCATACTCTCAGTACAAAGACATAGTCAACCTTGTAACATTCAAGTACGGCTCAAAGTCGGTTGAAGTTACTCACCTGCACTATGGCGATGGATACGATGGATGGAAGTGGGAGAACGTTCGCTTCATGCTAAGAGCGGGCATACAGAGCTCATTCAAAAACAGCTCAAAAGAAGATGGCTTCTTTGAGAGAAATGGTGCTGTTAAGTCTTGGCGTACCTGTGGTGGTAGAAGAATGATTGAGGGGTATTTCAACCTTACTCAAGGGTACTTCAATCCACTTGAAGGAACGTTTGCTGACCCATCAGAAGACGTAGAGTACTTCAATGTTATGACGAGAAATGTCACCATAACAACCTATGATGGGAAGCAACGAAAGATTTACGAAGCGAAGGGACATGATGCTAAGCCGACAGAGAGAGTGATATTTGAGAGACATATGGATATACTCAGACTGTCTCAATATCAGCGAGAGAAGGCAACATCAAGTACCTACTATGCGAAAGGCTCTGAGTCTTATCATGGCGGTGACATTCTGCACATAGGTCGAAGATATTATGACCTCTCTCTTTACGGCATAATCAGAGCTGGAGAAAGGAGCAGAAATACAACGTCAGAAATCACCTTCAGAATAGCGTTCAACGGCAGAATTGAGGAGATCAAAGACCTCAATGAGTACTTATCAATTAATGACTTCTACTAATGGAAGATAACAAGGTATCGATGCTTGAGATGTACAACCCCATCAAGGGGGAGTACATCCTCAGGTGGAACACTGATCAAGGCATACAAGAGAAGATACTTGATCACAAGCCCGACAAGAGCGAGATAGTCTCCATCGTGACCGCTTGGTTCGATGAGAGAGTGGACAAAGAAATAGAATTTGGCTACTCTTACGAAGACATCCCAGTGCAGCTATCAAAGGAGAACGAAGACAACTACTTCAAGTCATTTGTCTTCGCAGCGCTATCTCAGCTTGGCGGTCTAAATCTCATACAGTACCCAGTGACGTGGAAGCTGGGGACTAAGGATAAGCCCGTCATCAAGGAGTTTAATAGCTTCAATGAGATAATGCAGTTTTGCATTGGCGCTTATATGTATAAAGACGAGTGTCTGAGGAGAGGGTTCATAACCAAAAACAACATAGATTGGAGTGTATATGATTAGTATTATATTGACGATTGCAAGCATGGCGATCATAAGCGCCTTTTGCTTCATTGTGAAGGCAAAGATAGGCTACCTACCAAACAGCCTCAGCGAGAGCTACTACCGACTGAATGAGCATGACGAGAGCGGTTGGATGTTCCAAGTGTTCCTCGCAGCGAGCGTAATCACGCTCATTGGACCATGGGTTCAGCTATCCACAGACAGCGTCAAGTTCTTGTCGTTCTTGTCTTGCGGTGCAACGCTCTTTGTAGCTGGGGCGCCAAGGTATGCGGACATCGAACTTGAGAATGCGGTTCATATGTGGTCTGCTGTTATAAGTTGCTTCTGCGGAGTGGCTTGGTGTATATTCAGCGGTGGACTGATACCAGTGGCGATTATCTTTTCAATAGGGCTTGTCTTAGCTCTAATGTTATCGATGAAGCCCATTGTCTTGATAGCAGAGATTTGTACGCTACTTTCAGTGTATGTGACTATCTTCACCCTATTTTAGGGGGCTTTTAGTATTTCGGTAACGGATTGCGGCTTGTTCCATGACGGGGCAAGCCGGTTTCTGTGCCTACTGCCATCCGAAATACTTTTTAAGTACTCTTCTATCACCCGAAGAAAAACGTGCCCTTAGAATGCCTTAAATCACTTCGCTCTATCTCCAGCTATTATATACTCATACGTCACTATAACCGCCAAAGTTATATTGATATGAGCGTTCTCACTATGGTGATTGCTTCGATAACAGCAAGGTATTGAGAACAACAGCTCCGCCATATTTTTAGTTTTCTGAGTTCTTGTCAGCTCTCCGCTACAGCGAGTAATGGAATTGGTTCCTTTGAGTAGGTTCATGTAGCAAAACCACAAGCTGGTGCAAGGTACGTAACGGATTGGTACCGACGGAGGATAATGGGGGTAAACCATACGACATCAGACGATACGCCAATGACACGATCAAAGTGTTTGGATATTGTTGAGTTGTCATCCTTCCTCTCCCAAGCAATCATAAGCTCTCTTGCTTATTTGCTCAATAGCTCTTGTAGCTGCGGGGGGAGGGGGGGTAAACTCTCTTTTTCCGATATCCAATGACACATATTTATTTATAGATCAAAAATTGATCTATTGAAAAATCAGGCATAACTACAAGCCATTCTTCTTTTGGTGCCTCATAGGATTTCAATGTTTTATTTACTGTAAATAATCGTAGTGCATCACCATAAGAAAAAAGATAATACTCATTTAAACGTCGTGCCGTATCCATCATTTCTGGTGTAAACCAAGGCTCACTATCTAATACTTGCACTATATTTCGCAACGTGAACTCAGGTGGCTCAACTAATTCTTCATAACCAATGAGGATCCCTTCTTCACGACTATGACCTAAAGGAATGAGTACGCGTGTACCAGGTAAGACATTACCAAACTTTTCAGGCATTAGATAGCTCAATGGTTTATGAAGTTGTTTGGCAGGTCTGTTAATAATAACTTGTGCTACACGCATAG